GGACCAGTGATAGTCAGATACACGCTAACAGGGTAGTTGCCTTCGTTTTCTATAATCTCAGTGCCATCAGCGGCTGGAGATGACGCCCTACATGGTATTAACACGTTTTCATACCCGTAGATGGAATCTTCTGTGTTCCACTTATACTTTATAGGATCCGCTGCTCTAAGTCCGATAGAGAACTCAGTACGTCCGCGAGCATTTACTGTTTGTATTTCTGGATCTCCGCTTAACCTTACATAAGATGCTTTAGTGTAAGAGCCTTCATCTGTTTTAAGCCATGCACCCGTATAAACTAAGTTTGTGGCAGCAACAAATCTATCTCTAGCAGCAGCAAGCAAAGATGGGTCTGGAGTCAAAATTACACCTTCAAAAGTTATATCTCTTGCGTTATATTTACCTTTAACATCGTATGAGCCATCGCCCCAACCTCTAGATACCTCAGGGATTTCAGGAGAAGGATGTTGCCACCAACCACCAATATCGGTGACTACCCAAACAACTCCATACTCATCAACTGTATTAAAAGTAAAATCATTTAAAGATATATCTGCCTGTAACTTCATTCCCGTCAAATGAGGCTGTGGGAGTGGAGTAAGGGCAAGATTAACGGACCTGTTTTCAGTTGCCTGCGTTATGTCGTCAAAATAACTTCCTACGTAGGAGGCAGCCTCAAACAAAAATGCATCTGCATAAAATTTCTTGCTAACCGTACCAGCCACTGGTTGAACAACTGAAATCAACGCTCCAAGGGCTAATGCAGGTGCGGTCATTACTCCGACCAGTCTTACCCAATCGTTGCCTGGGAGGATTTCTAAACCTGTTGTAGAGGTTGTGGAGATAAGGCTGCCACTTGTCAGAGCGGTATACCAACTCACATTAATTTGTAGAGTGCCTGTTTCTTGCCCCTCTGGAACCTTTACATATGCAGAAACGGCATACGAGTCACCAGCACTTACAGAGATACGAGATGCAATTACTGCCCCTGAGTTTGTACCTGCGGCTTTTGTAATCTCAAGGCAGGAAGAACCAGAGAACGCATCTGTGGTGATACGTGTAATTGTCGAAGAACCTGTTGCAGACCAACCAGTCGTATTTGTTTTAAACGAAGGGTTGACTACTAAGTTATCTCTTGCCATGTTATGCAGCTCCCTTACGAAGTTGGAAGGCAATCTGACGAGAAACAATAGAAGCAAGTTCTCTCTCGTCCATACCAGCAGAAGGGTTGATTGTTATGTTAATTCCAGAACCTCTTCCACCAGATAACATTTGAATCATTGCTTTATCACGCTTTGATAATCCATCTGGGTCAAGCGGTTCAATGCGCTCTGGTCGTCCTGCTTCACCAATTTGAGCAAGAGTTCCACCAGCAGAAGGCATAACAACTCCGCCTTTTGCAAGCGTAGGGATATTTGGAGTATCTAAGGTAAAACCTTTACCAGAAAGAGGTCCTAAAGGAATTCCAAAAATTTTATCTGGGAACCTTAAACTAAATTGAAGAGCATTCCATTTGTTAATAATGTAATTAATAGCGTTCTTGAATGAGTCTTTTATTCCATCCCACAAGTTTCTAGAAGCAGAGGCAATTTTAGAAGGAAGAGTAGTTATATATGAGATTAAGCTTGTAAATTTTGTTGAAATAAACTCAACCGCGGCTCCAAGTCCATTTTTTATTGATGTCCCTAAAGAATTGACAGCGTTTCTAAATGTTTCGCTGTTTTTATATAAAAGAACAAAAATAGCCGCTAATGCAGCACCAATAACAATAAAAGGTCCTATAGGAGAGGCTATAAGTAATCCAAATAAAGACCTAATTGCCCCGCCAAGAGTTGTAAGTATAGTTTTACCAAGAGTTGCAGTGGTTAAATTTGCTAAAGCAACGTTACCAGTAAGTGCTCCAAATGCAGTTACTAAAGGAAGTAGCCCTCCTATAAGTACTTTAAATGCAAATGCTCCTACCTTACTTATTGTACCTAGAGCCAACAATACTGGAAGTATGGCTGCTGAAAGTTTTAAAAAGAACTGCCCTACAGGGCTTTCTAGAATACTGTTTAAAGTTTTTAAAACGCTAGTTAAAGTATTAAAAAATAGTGTTATCGAACCAGACTCGGTTACTAGTTTTATAAACTTTGAAATTTCTATTAAAAAAGCACCAAAAGAAGGCAAAGAAGCACTTATATCTTCACCTATTTCTTGGAAAATATCTGTAACCTCGTTTAGTTGACCTAAAAAAACACCTAATTCAGGATTATCAGCAAGAGTTATAAACCCGCCTATAATATTTCCAAGCAGACTTAAAAGTTTTGTTCCATTTTCAGCAGCACCAGCGAAGAATTCTTTTATAGGCTTACCATCAATAGTTTCTAGATTTTTAAATGCTAAAGAGATTTTCTTAAAGTACTCTAAGAAAATCTCTCCAGCACTACCTGGACCCACATTTGCTTTTACAAGGTTCTTAAACCCACCGAAAAAGTTCCCAAGAATAGTGCCTAAATCTTCTAATATGCCCTGAGCAATCTTAAAGCGTTCTGCAAGTTTTCCAGTTGCTTCATCAAGTTTTAGAGTCTCTTTCCAAGAACCAGTAACGTTCTTTAAAAACTCTCCAAAAGCATCAATTAAAGGCTTAGCAGCGTTTAGAAGGATTAAAAATCCTTCATAAAGATTGCCTACTGCTGTACCTAGATTACTAATAAATTTATTATTTGTCTTCCATATGGACTCTAGTCTTCTTATATTCTCTGTGCTTGTTACAACCTTAGCAATTTCTATCGCTACTTTACCTAAAACATCTCCAGTTGATTTAAGAAGTGGTGCTAAAGCAGGAAATAAATCTTTTACTAAGATACGTATTGCTGTTTCTAGTTGAGGGAAAAGGCTCTCACCAGCGGCGTCTTTTAGTTTCTTAAATTCTCCTTGTATAGAAACTAGATATTCAACAAAACCTTTGGCTTCCTCTGATAAACCAGAAAGAGCGTCAGCGTAAGCATCTGCTCCAGGGCCTTGTTTAGCAAGATTAAGAGCTTCTTGTGCCTTTTTTACATCAAGTAATGCATCAACATAATTTTCTTGACCATCAATGACAGCGTCAGTACCATCTTTAGAAAGTTCTACATTCTTTGCTTCTTGTTTCTTAAGATCATTGTTTTTATCAATTGCTCTTCTATAGTTTAAATCTGCTTCAGCAAAAGCAAGTTCTGCTTCTTTACGAGCACGAGAGTTAGGAGGAAGATCTGAAACACGAGCAAGAGTTTCACGGGCTTTTTCTAACTCAAGAGCTGCTCTTTTTTCAGATATTGCAGCGTCTTCAGAATCGAAACCTAGCTGCTGTATCTGTTCAATTGCTTTTTCTCTAGCTTTTGCTAATCTTTCATATGCTTTTGCAAGATTTTCTTCAGCATCTTCTTGTGCTCTTGTGTTAGAGACACTTTTTTTAGAAGCATTATTTCCTGCTTGTACTGCTTTAGCAACTCCAGAAAATGCTAATTTTAGTGTCAAGGCTGCTTGACCTACGGCTGTAAATGCTCCAGCTAAAGTAATTAATGCTGGGGTGGCAGCGGCTCCAATTATTGAAGTGAGAGATATAAGACCAGTACCAAGAAGACCGATAACTCCAGATACTGCAGTAATCGCTGGAGCCAGTACATACCCAGCTCTTGTTAGACTAGAAAATCTCTCTTTCGCAGCTACTGCACTTGCTAAAAAATTAGGAGTAATAAAATTAAAATTATTACTAGATCTGCCAAGACTTCTATTTACTCCAGCAGATAAATCTTTTCCAGCCTTTTCACCAACTCTATCAATACCGTTAAAAGCTTTTTGAATGTCTGCTTCAACACTAGTAGTGATGGCGCGAACTACTACATATGCATCACCAACAATTGCCATGCGCCATCACCTCCTAATCTCTTAGCCCAAAGGGGCATCTAGTGTGGACCCAAACGGTTTTTCCATGTCTGGGTTAAAATCTGTTGCTGGAACAAACGGCTTCACTGCTTGACTGCTTGGGTCAAACGGTGTGATGTCGCTGTAATCAAAATCTCCAACAGAGTTGTCAAAACCTGAGTTTTGACGCTTCTTAGTTGTTTTATATTTATAAGTAGTTTCATAGAAATCCTTATAAATAATTTCTCTTACTTTTTCTTTGACGTCAACTTGTTCTGCACTAGCGACGGAGGTAATATCATCTTCAAAAATTACATGGATAACGTCTAACATATCTGACATTTCCATAGAAGATAGTTGTAGGCCGCTCATTAGTGCTTTCCCGTTAACATAAGGCCAGAGATCTACTGCCCACTCTGCGAGTCCTCTAGCCCCGACGTAGGACGGCTTGAGTACTGCTCGACCAACCAGGAAGTGATTTCACCTAATTTTTCTACAGTTACAATTTTTTTAGGGTCTTCTACCAGTTTTAGAAAACGTTCAAAACTTTCTGGTAACAAAACCTTTGCAAAAAACTTGTCAATAAGTGCGGTTGCCATTCCGTTTGATTCAGAACCTGAATCTGCAACCATGTCTAAAAGAACTTTACCTTGAAGAGCCGTTTTGCATTGGAAATCTTCTCCATAAAGTTTAAAAGACAGAGGTTGCGTATTTACATCACTACCGCTACCAAAATCCTTAAACCTACTTGTTGTCATATTGATATTCCTCTTTTCTCATTTGTCTTTTTATTTACCATTTTTTATAGTAAATGTTGTTCCTATTTTACCAACTTTAAGTTATCTGATAAATAGCGATTTGCCTTAGTTCCAGGATGCATAACAGAGGTTGCGTATATGACCCTTGAACCTCTAACGAATCTCAGCACTTTTGCCCTATCTGGTCGAATAACATGAGGCTTAGTGCCCTGATGGTGTAGCAAAGCGTAGTCCAAATTAGAGCCAATTTTCACATACTGACCCCTAGAGTCTCGTAAATGTCGCATATGAATAGATGAGCGAAGTGCTCCTGTTCTTACACCAACTTGGGCTTTAGCAGCGGCAGTTATTAAACGACCCTTTTTTGCTAAGTATTTACCTACATCGCCTTCAGGAGAGTTAAGCATAAAATCTAACTCTACCTTGCGAAAAACTACTGTTGCCATTTTATGGAACCGCTGCAGTCAAGGTTAGAGTTACAGTTTGAAAGCCACCTTCGGGAGCCTGAACCTCAACAGTTGCAATAACCCCAAGACCAAAGCCAGAGGACTCCCAGGTATCTAACTGAGAAGCGCTATCTAGCAAAATCCATGCATCATAGGCAGCAATTTCTGAAGCACTCTCTATTGTTTCAGCAGAAGGTGGTCTACCATTTTGACCAACTACTGGTACTGCTCTTGATACGGAAACATTAATTGTCGCACTTCTCGGGTCACTACATCTGCGAGGTTGAGTTGCTTCATCGCCTGGAGCACCGACATACATCTGTACAAAAGAAACAACCACTTGTTCGCAATCAACTACAGGCTGACCCAATGTGTAGTATCTACGCAGAGGAAGTGGCATAGTGTAAGAAGCGTAAGAAGTGACAACTTGAGCAAGAACTGCATCTAAAAATACAGCAAGATTTTTGGCACTGCTACTAACAGTTGCCTTATTTATCGATGTTGACATTTGTCTCTCCTACTTGTTGTACACATCCTACAGTGTATAAATTGGCTCTACTCTTGTGTAAAGTTCAAATGATACGTTTGCTGTAAGTAGGTTAATTACTTCATCAACAGTTGGATCTGCCAAACTAGGTCGAGTGCAATAGATGTCATAAACACCAGGCTCTCTTGGACCAATAATATCTAATATTTGACTATAAGTTGGAGAAATAGTTATTATTCCATTAACACGACTGAGGCTAATAGAGTTTTCTAAATTCTCTGACTTTGTGTAAGAGTGATCAGATACAGTCAAAGACACTTGCCATGACGCGTCATCTTCTAAGAAACTTCCATTTATCTCACTTAAATAGAGAACTAGCGATGAACCAGAAGTAAGAACTTTCAGGTCATAAGGAGTCTCTGTTAGTTGATATGGCTTAGGGATAGGACGACGTGCTCTAGGGGTGTCAGGGCTAAATACCTTTGCTTTTGCTCTTGCTTTGTCTGGATTAGTTGTTTTTAAAAATAGGTCTACAGCATATAAACCAGTTCTAAGTTCATCAATAAAATCTTGATTGTCAAGGATTGTATACGAAACACCTTGGCGAGCAACAGAGGTTACACGTTGAGGTAGGGCGCAGGTGTCATCATTTTCATATAGTTTAACAAGTTCAATGGCAAGTAAACGAGCAGCAGCTTTTCCTGCTATTGGTGGAGGTGTTCCATATGAATAAGTAACTTCAATATTAGAAGATGTCCAACTAGCCCCTGGAGTAGCAAGAATTGTAGAGTGCTCTACTAGATAGTATTCGCTTGGGTCTATTACATGACCATCTCTATCTCTTAGAGTGTGGACTCTTATTACTTTACGACCACGAAG